GAAAAACATTTTCTGGTATTGCTGATTTTTTCCAAACTGCATTTGGATTCTTAAAAGGAAGCAGTCCTTTTATGAAAGGTCTTATGACTGTCGGTAAAATGATCGGAAGACTTGCTTGGCCTATCACTATTCTCATGTCAGTTATTGATAGTGTAACAGGAGCGTTTAAAGGATGGAATGAAACAGAAGGTGGTTTCTTTGATAAATTATTTGGTGCATTACTCGGAGGAATCACAGGTTTCTATCAAGGGATCGTTGGCGCCCCATTAAACCTATTAAAAGATATTCTTTCTTGGGCATTAAATCTATTCGGTTTTGAAAACGCATCTAAAATGTTAGATAGTTTCGACTTCAACGATATCATTGAAAATATTATCAAATCTCCACTAGAAATGTTGAAAAGAGCATTTAATAGTATTATTGAAATGGTCGCTTCTGGAATCGAAGCACTTTCTTTTATTCCTGGTACAGGTAAAGCAGCAGACGCACTTCGTAATATGAAATTTGAAGAAGGCGAAACTCATACTGAAAAAAGAGAAAGAAAAAAAGAAGAAAAAATTGAATTAGATAAAGCAGATGCGCAAGGTGATGAAAGATATCTTCCTGGTAAATTCTCTAGCAAAAAAATGGCGCAAGTGCGAAGGAAAAAACTTTATTATGCTGGTGGTCGGGACGGTCCCGTAGTTTCTTTAATGCAACCAATTGAACAAGATGAAAGTGGTTCTTATCGTATTGTTAAAAAGCAATTAGTCGGTCAAAATTATGGTAAAGAAGACGCAGAAAAACACAGAGCGAAAAGAGTAGAAAGAAGAAAAGAAGCAGAACAATTTAATGATGATTGGGCGGAAGGGAAATATTATGCAGAAAAGAAACAACCGACCCAAGCAGTTTCTATGGAAGGAATGGATGAATGGTCTGCTCCTCCACCTGTTGTAGTAGTTAATAACAAAGAGGGTGATACTAATGCTTCTTCTAATACCACACTTGCAGGAGAAACCCGACCATCCACAGTGAATGATCGGGTCGGTTCTACAGGATTTGTAGCAGGTGTTTCTTAGTCTTCGTTTGCTAGTTTAGCAAAATAAGACATCGTATCATCATCGTCCTGAGAGTTAATTGCTTCAGCAGTAATAGGTTCTGAAACCTTATACTCTGGTTCTGGTGATGGAGTATTCATGATTGCTTCCTGTTTCATAGTAGGAGCACCCATAGTAGAATCTTCACCAAGAACACGCATCAGTTTCGCTTTGAGTTCATCATAAGACTTATAGTTCTTAGGATCAATAAACTCATTAAGATCATGCAACTGATTATATACACTTTCAAGTTTTGATTCGTCTGCGTCATAAAGAGCAGAAGCACTTGCAAACTCAGACTTATCGTAGTTACGATACCCATCTACATTTCGGATCTTTAGTTTAAAGTCAGCACCTTCCCACATATCAAATGGGTTAACTGGTGACTCATCAGCAAACTGAGGTTGCATAACATCCATCAGTTTGTCAAAGATTTTCTTACCGAATTTATAGAGCATAACCTTGCCCTCATTAGCAGGATTAGATGGATCCTGAACAACAAGAACATTAGTTACATAATGGAGTCTGCGTTTTTGTGAACGTGCCTTTTCTTTGTCGGCATCAATCCCCGAATTCCAGAGTCGGGAGTTGAGTTCTCCAACAGGATCAGGTTGACCAATAGATGTAAGACTGCTTTCGATATACCATTGACCAGTTGGTCCTTTGAATCCGTGATCCCAGTATCGTACCCATGGGAGGTCTTGTCCTGCTGCGGCAGGGAGGAATCGTAATACGGCATAACCATTACCTGCTTTATCTACTGTTGGTTTCCAAAGTCGATCATCGGCATAAGATTTTTGCTCGGTGGATCCACCACCTGCTTGTTCTGCTGCTTGAATGAGTTTGGAAATTTGTTCGCGATTGCGTTTTAGATTTTCGAATGACATCGTATTGTCCTTTTACTGAATTGTTAACTGTAATATTGTACTATATTTACACTGAAATGTAAAGTTATTTATACACATTATTCGAACAATGCCGAATCAATTGTATTAGTTTTTGGAAGGAAGTTAAGGTTCATTGCTTCTGCCTGTAACTTGTCTTTGATAATAGGTGAGATAAATTTACGAACGTCTTCTGGTTCAATATCATTGTTCTCACATAACAATAGGATTGCTTCCATATATCCTATTGACTTTTCAATCACCGTGTTTTCTACGAGTTTTGAAAAATTTGCTTTGTTTAAGAATTTGTCTTCAACACTCATTTATCCATTGCCCTTAATATTATTGTATCTTTATTTATTCTTCCATTAGGAACTGATGTTTTTGTTTTGATAGTTTTAAACAAAGCATCAATTTGTTTTGGGGTTTTGGTTAAAATATCCGGTAGGATATCATCAGGTTTTCTTAGTTTCAATTTTCTACTGTTGACAGTGTCGAAGTTTTTAACAGTAGAACCACTAATTTCAAATCCTGAAACTGCTGTCGTCACATACTCACTAAGAACACGAGTCTTTGTATTGAAAGTAAACAGTCTGACCTTACCGATCATCTGAATAGGTGGTATCGAAACCAACTTAAATTCATTGTTTTCTTTCTGATACTGCACTTTACGAACCTGTTTATCGGCAGTCTTTGGTGCTTTGACACGTGTCTTACGAGTTGCTTTAGATGCTGACTTAATACGGTCAAGATCAGAAAGCATTTCATTACAAACTTTAATGCGGTGGTTGAGTTCAGGTCTTTTCAAATGTGAGTAACCTTCAACGGCATCAGGACAACGCTTGTGATAGGCATCTTCATAATCTAATAACCATCCCTCAACCACCTCACGAACTGGGGTTGTGGCAGACGCACCCAGTCCATGTTTCTTGAATAGGGAATATATATCGAGAGAAGTTTTTTCACCCTCTATCCAAGAATCTTCTAAGTCAAGCAGGTCTTGCATAATCGTAGTTGATATTTTGTTCTGCAACCTTTGCATAGGCGATAACGTGATAACATTGACTTCATTCTTTTCTTCTTTCTTTTTTTCGGCAAGAATATTCTTGCCCATTACAACGAGTGATTCAATATAATTGTGCAAAGCATTTTTCCAATACTCTACACGTTCGGTGACTTCACCAGAATTCATCAAGTAAAACGCAGTAGCATTATAATGACTGAATGCCCAAAACTTATACTCAGGACAAGCATTTACATATTTTGTATTTTCTTTTGTCTGATTATCTTTGACATAAGTCTTCAGTGTTGAAACAAGATCTTTACGTTCAACCTCAGTATGAAAATAAGATTTAACTGCTTCAAAACCTTTATCAAGAGGTGCACCAAGAACGCCAGTACGGCGACGTGATATAACCTTTTTCTTTTTACGAACTGCCATGATTTACTCCTCAAGTTTTATCATACATATATTGTATCATACTTTTTCACAAAAGTAAAGCATTATTTTCATTTTTCTAACAAATCTTCTATAAATTCGTCCATTGTATCATTGATAATTTCCCATTCTACTTCTCTAAAGAAATCTTCTGCTTTTTCATCAGACCATTCCATATCTTCGTAGTCAAATTTACCACCAAGTTCAGCAGGATATAAAACCTCAGCGATTTCTACAATTTCTTCCCATTCATCTTGGCGACTATCTATTTCTTCATCACCTTTATAAACTGCTGCCCCAACGAAATTAGGAAACTCATCTTCATATCGAATGACCGTATAAAAGTCTGGATCCAGTTTTGATAATTCAGTCAATAACATTTCGACGCCAGGAATAGGGGGAGACCATGCTGATTCAGTCGTAAAATAATCATCTTCGTAATCTTCAAAATAACACCACTTCGGTCCGATATTATTAAGAGTCCAATCATACTTTTCTAATGTTTCGTATGAAACTTCTTCAGAAACGAAAATATCACTGAACCATTTGTAGTTTCCATCTTCTCGAACTTTAGAATAATATTCTTTTAATTTATTTTTTGCCTCATCATTCATACCATAGAATGTTACTGAAGTGTGTACATGATTTGCCATTTTTTCCTCTTATAATATTTGGCGATTCCGGAAGGACTCGAACCCTCAACCTACAGATTAGAAGTCTGTTGCTCTGTCCAGTTGAGCTACGGAACCAAACTAATTATCCTCTTCGCATTCTTGCAATTTCTTTCGCATCATTACTATCTTTACGAATTGGAACCATATTTGATTTATGTAGTGTTCCGATTCCCGCAAGTTCATCACCAGTATATTGATTTGCCTTGCGTTTACCTGCGACTTTCATAATTACATCTGAAGTCGGTGCAGTTTGCTTTACCTTATAATCAGGCATAGGTGCTTTCCACTCTGAGGCGAGACGTCGTTCGTAACCGACACGAAGTAATAATGCACGCATCTTTTTTTCTTCTTCAAGAACTGCTGCAGTCTTTTTCTTCGACTTGCGTTTACGTGTATTATTAGACGTCATTCCGCGAACGAGGTGCATAGTCATGACCTTTTTTCTCCAACTCTTTCATACGTTTTTTTAAATAACCAATAACTATTGCTTCTTCACCTGAAAGATGATCAGGTTTTGTATTATCAACAGGCAGTTTTTTCAGAAACTCTAACTTTTCGATTTCACCTTTGAACACACGATAAGCAGAAATTCTATCACTTGACATATCAGGAAGCATTATTCATATCCCATTCTGCTACAAGAAAACTGAATCCCCACTGTAAAGGAGAGTATTCAGAAAGATCTTCATATCGCCATTTTTCGATATCATCAATTTGCTCCTGAGTTAATTCATTAATATCTTTAATGTTGTAAAACTCAAGAATATATTCATAAACCGATTCGATCATTTGCTGTTCGACCCATTCGTCAAACTTGTGCGATCTCGGCCAATTAAATGGTTTCATCAGTTCCAATCCTTATCATAAGATTCTTGACCACGTGCACGATCGCCGTAATACTCATCAACGTATTTCGGAGCATCAGTCCACTGATTAATGTTATGCGTATCATATTTGTCCATGAAAGACGTTTCAGTCTTACGAACTCGCTGATTACGATTTAACTTTTTAGAAAACTTTTTAGAAAGACGACGAATAACTTTCATACGTTGTTCGGTAGTCATATCTTTGGTAATTGCGTATTTCAAAATTTGCTCCTTTTTTCATTTTATGATATATTGTATCATACTTTTCATAAAAAGTAAAGCTAAATGTTCATAATAAAATCAGTGACTTAGGATTTTTTTTCAAGAATTGTAAATCTGACGCAACATATCTTCGAACTTGTCGACCTTTTCAACTCGGTTTGGCCAGAGGATATATTCTTTTTCAGGATTCTTTTTGAGGTTGCTCAAAAGAGGTTGAATAGCATTATACAATTTATCAAGTTTTTCTTGAGTTGTTGTTGCTTTGACTTCAACATCACCGACTGTCTTTTTGGCGTCTTGTACTGCTTGAAGTTCGGATTCGTCGACAGCAGTAAAACCAAAATCGAAATAATCGTCAGACATATTCTTTCCTCCCATGAGCATATCTAATAAAAAACATATATGCAAAAAGCAACCAAAACCAATTTCCTTGTAGGATTGATTGACTAATCACATATGCAAACGGCATTATGACCAATAGGTCATACCATCTTACTTCATCAGTTTGTGACATACAAGTCTTTTTCCTGTACCAGTTATCATAATGAGACTTGGAAGATCATCGTTAGGAGCACGACATTGAATCTTCTCCCAACGATAACCTTGTTTCTGCTGTTCAATAGCAGTGTCCAAGAAATCTCGTTCACCAATAGCAAACAATGCTAAAAAAACGAGAATACCTTCCATTAGAATGTTACCTTACCACCGATAACAGTTTCTGTATGTTTGAAATCATCATTGAAATCATTCTTAATATACAGAGTTACAGGTCCGACTGGTTGAGCAAAGTCTAGTTCAATCTTATTCAAATTAAACTTCGCTTGATCGGCAGCAGTATCCTTCATGGTAGCACCCAATGTGAATGCACCCAAACCTACAGAGGCATATGTCGCATTTACTTCTGCTTCTGTTTCACGTTCCATACCAAGAGTTGTAGTAACACCCAAACCTTCGGCGACGGCAGCACTTGAAATTAGGGCAAGTGCAAACCCAGTTGCGATAGTCGTTTTCATTTATTTTCCTTCAACGATATTATAAAATGGTGGCTAACCGTTGGCCACCGCGGATGTATTGAGGCATCACCCTTAAATTGAGCAGAGCAACCGTATAAGTGGTTGGTGCGTTCTCCTTGTTGTGAGGGTTTCTAGTGAAGGATTGCCCTTTTCCTACCTGTATTTATATCTTTTGTGTCGCCACAGGCTTGACCACGTTTATACTCGTCCGACATGCGTTCCTGAATTTTTTACATGGGCGAACGGACCATTCCCATGATAAGGATCCCAGTGACGAAAGTAGAGAGAGAGGAGCAATGATTACTTCACGTCACTGGAAACTAATGCCGATTAAACTATCTTCTATCGTCCAACCGTCTGTAAGACAGTTTAATCGGAAACTCTATTATTACTTATATACCACCTCAAAACCGTGTTCATCTTGTTTTACACGTTTACCAGAAAACCAATCAATACCAGTATTAAAACAGGTCAATACATGAAGAACTTGAAACCCATCACTTTCATATTTCTCTCTCAGTGACTGAAGGTCAGTTCTAAAATCTCCTGGTTCTATGAACTTATAGTATGCACATTTATGTCCTGGATATTCGATTGATTCATTCGTATGTTTGAACTGAAGTCCCATTATGCAGCATCCCTATCTGCTTTAATAAGGATTGCCATCTGATCACAAAAATGATCAAGTTGATCATCTGACATAGAACTAAAGTCGAGAGAACGAGCATAACCTTTGCTCATAGCATCTGCTGCCATATAGTACGCACACTCTTCAAGTTCAGTGCGTTTATATTCAGCAAGAGTACCGGAAGGCACACGAGACTCCCAATATGAAAGTTCAGTAGCAGCAGGCATCATACCCATCCAGTTACCAGGGATTTTGTTGAACTCCTCTGCTTCAGCACGCTGAGCATCGATGTGATCTACTAAACTTTTTTCCAACTTATACATAACGAAACTCCTCTTTTCATTTTATACATATATTATATCACGGTTTTCAACAAAAGTAAAGCATAAATGTTACATTTTTTGAACATTTTTTAGTCTTTCGATTTCTTCGTTCAATTCTTTCATTTTTTTGTACGCATTATATAGAGACTCTGTTAACTCTTGATTATCCATCCTTAGATGAGCAACTTCACGTTCATACGAAGCAACCTTTGCTCTTAGTTCAGGATTTTCATAGTTAAGGTTCGGTTCTTTATCCATTTGTCCCACATCTCCTCTTGTAACCTATATGCTTCTTCTTCCCAAGGAAGTGATTTATATTCATCAACTGTTGAAAATATGTTAAGATATTCTACACCTTTCCAAACTTTTATGATGCCTTTATCTTTCATTTCATTTCGTTCTGATTGCTTTACATGAACCATCTCGTGAAATAAAGCAGTAATTAGATTTTCTTCAATTAAACCTTTTTGTAATTCCACTTCATGATATCCTTTTTCGATATCACAATGATAACCATCTACATCACCTTCTAAATCTAGTAAAGAAATTTCAACAAATAGATTTCTTTTCCTAGGCATTAGGTATTTCATAGCGAAGTCAAAAGCATCATAACATAATGCTATTTCTTTTTTATTACCACCGTTTATCTGTACTTCAATCATACAAGTATTATATACCATTATGAAAAAAAAGTAAAGCTATTTCTTCTCACCTTTTTTATGAATTTCTACAGAAACATTATCTGGAACTGGAAATTTAATTTGATCATGTTTGTGGTGAATGATAAATTCTGTTCTGCCGTCAAAGTCTTTAAACATATTCGACCAAAGTGGTCTCCAGTTATTCGACAATCTGTGGTTGTTCATATTAGTTCTATCTGAATTGATTACAAGATCAGTGTAACTGCGAAGATTGAAATCCATAATAGAATCAAATCCCCACATATGAATTCTTTCTGCTTTGAGTTTTTGTGCAGCATAATAAACTGCCATGTGCCCACAGTTGAAATCCGTATAGTTTTGTGCATACTTTGGTTTCTTTACATAAAACTCTTTAATTCTAGGAGCAATCTTCAAGTGAAAGTTAGGATGCTTTTCACAATACATCTTCGGGCGAATACCGCAAATCCATTCACCAGGAGGCGTCACTTCACCTCTGTTGATATAATGCATCATTTTAAAATCTACGATACAAGTAGCATACATATCGTTGATTTCGAACGGTGGGACATTACAACAAAGTTTGAGTCCTTTGCGTGGCAACTGATTGTAATAATCAGCGCAATCACCATTACCGATTACATGAACAGTTCTAGCCATTGATAACCTTTCTAATTTGCATCAAACCGCGAATCTTATCTTTTCCTTTGTCACCTGTGTGATGCTGGATTTTGATCTGACCTTTATAACCATCAAGGTCTGTCGCTAATCTCATCACATTCCACTCAAAAGGTAGATCATTTATATATTTCATTTTTGTGATAGGATTTAAAATACTGTGTAAAACTTCCTGATCACCAGTTTGTGGGTTATCCCTTACACCGTTGCACCAAGTGTGTAAGATTTCAGGTTTACCGATAAAACCAACAACTCCACTATTATGCCAAAGTTCTCCACGTCTTTTTGACCATGGTTTATCTTCAACCATACTCAGTTTGTTTGGAACAATCAAATCAAATAACGGAGTAAGTGGTGCTTTGATTTCACAGTCTGTGTCTAACCAAAGAGTCTTTTTTCCTGGCGAGTGAAACATCGCGATAGGTTTATTAAACCAACCTTTTTCTGGAGTATGAGTTAGATTCATAATTCCAACAACATTTGGATGATAGTTCAATCTTTGAACCATTCCTGCTGACATACCAAAATCAGCAACCATAAGAGGTTCTTTTACATGCTGAGCGTAATTATCAAGAAACCAATCTAATTGCCATTCGCTTTTTTCATCACATCCCGTGATTACTAATTTATCATAAACTCTTTTTTCAGACATTTTCAATCCTATAAGTTTCACCGTATGAATGTTTTGCTAAACAACCTTCTGTTCTTTGAATCGTAGTAAAACTATCCTTTGCTTCTGCGATCCAAGGGTAAAGTTCTTGCAACCATGGAAAATTTTCTAGATTTAAAAATACGTCAGTCGGTGCTGCGTTTGACTGCGCAGTTTCCATCAGTGCCCATGCCCCAGAAGGTTTAAGGGCATAAGCATGGGCACCGCCAAAATATTTTTTATGTGTGAGGGGATTAACGCCGAATAGACTAGGAGTATTGAATTTTCCGTATGAAGGTTTTCCTATAGTCATACAACGCAAAAAATTCATAGTTACAGGAAGTGATCCTGTAATAACTGCATCATGTTCAAAAATCAAATAATCTTCATTGTCAAATGCACATTTTTCCCATAGTGTAAAATGAGAAAGAAACGCTGCCATACAATTTTCATGACGAGAATATACTTCTACAAAATTATCAGGATTGATTTGCCTTTCCATCATCATCAGTTTAGGATCATCTTTTGGCGTTATTGCTGCAAACTTTTCAATTTCAATACCATACTTTTCACCAGATTTAATACAACGTTCTGCAGACTGTACTGACTTTTCGTTGTCCATTATAGTGATTACAAATGCTTTCATAATTTATCCTGTAGTTGTAGAAGGAAGTCCTTGAACTTTCGTATAGAACTTTTTCGTGACTCCCATGTTTTTCACGAGTTGTTTACACATAAGTGCATCATTCGGCCAAAGACCATACTGATGAGCAACATCAATTACTGCTTTTGCCCCATTAGGTTTAATTATATAGGCACTGTTTCCGGCGAGACCTTGAGGAACATTAAATTCATCGATAGTAGGAATAGGTTGAATAAGTTCTTCTGACTTTTTTACTTTTTCTAAAAATTGATGAGATCTTCTCGTTGCCATCAAAGGGTTATTAATACCAATCACCTCATATTTTGAATTGATAATATATTCAGGATCAAGTTTTTCTATAAATTCAGCATCGTGTTCTAAAATAAGGATAGGTTCATTACTTTTAACGCACTTGTGCCATAACCTATAATGACTTATAGCACATGCGATTCTTCTATTCGGATACTGAGTAGGATATGCCCTTTTGATTAAACCAGTTGCAATATCAATCTCTTCTCCTTGCCAAGGATAATTCCATTTCAATCCATTACCGATCAAACCAACTTTTGCTAAATTTGCTGTAGTCGCATCGAATCTTTCTATATCAAATTTATTATAAACTGATTCTGAAGAATTGATAAGAATTCTCATACCTTTTTCAGAAACTTCATTATCC